GCAAATGGTATGATATAAATGATATATATTATTTGCAAATTGATACCGAAGGATGTGATGAAAGGATATTAAATACGATTGATTTGGATAAGTATAAAGTAAAAGAACTTAAATTTGAGAATCATTATATAAGTGATACTTTTTATACTGAATTACTAATTAAATATCCGAACTACAAAGGAGAAATTGTAGGTGCAGATATAATACTAAAATTATGAATATAGTTGCATCAATTCATCTTTACCCACCGGAGCATAACTGCGGTGCGGAATATATGATTCATCATATTTTAAAAGACCTACAATCAAAAGGTCATAACATTAGAGTTCTTTTACATGATGCCAATAAATACAAGATTAGGAACAATTATGTTTTTGATGGCATTGATGTATTTCCTCCAAACCCAAATGTAATTGATGGTTTGATGAGATGGAGTCATGCGGTTTTTACGCATTTGGATTACACAAGATGGACAATCCATACTGCCAAGCTTTACAAAAAACCAGTATTTCATTTAATTCACAATAGCCATCCATATCCTGAGATTATAGATGCTGAGAAGAATCAGCACATAATTTACAATTCAGAGTGGTTAAAAGAACTTTTGAACTATAAATTTAGTAATTTTATAGTGACTCCGCCAGTTGACTACAATTACTATGATGTAGGTAATGAACCAGAGAAGAGTGAATATATCACTTTAATAAACTTAAACGAGAACAAGGGCGGTAAGATATTTGCAGAGATTGCCAGAGCAATGCCACATAAATCATTTTTAGGCGTTTTAGGGTCATACGATGAACAAATAACCCCAACATTGCCAAATGTGAGATATGTCGCAAATTCGCCTGATATTAAGCAATGGTATGCACAAACAAGGATATTATTAATGCCATCAAAATATGAGAGTTGGGGAAGGACTGCAACTGAGGCGATGTGTAGTGGGATTGCGGTGATTTGTAGTGACACACCAGGGTTGAGGGAAAATTGTGAAAAAGGTGGTATATTTATCAAAAATAGGGATAATGTCAAAGAGTGGGTTGAAGCCATTGCAAAGTTGGATGACAAAAAAACCTATTCTTGGGCATCAAGAAAAGCAAAAGCAAGATCAAGAGAATTTGATACACGAAAAACGCTTGATGAATTTGAAACCTGGTTCAGAGAAAGTGTTAATAAATATAGTTAAAGATGACATATATAGACGGCATAACAATATTAGCTGATGCGGTGGTTGAGCCAGTCAGCTTAACTGATGCGAAGAATTGGCTTCGTATTACAAATTACGATACTGATGATGATTTGATTTCATCATTGGTAAATGGTGCGAGGGTGCATATTGAGAAGCTGACCGGTTGTTCATTGGTTAACAAGTCAGTAAGGATAAATGTAGAGTTGACACCACAAAGCCAAGGATTTTGGATTCTTGATGTGCCTTACGGCCCATTGCTTTGCATTGATGAGGTAAAGATTAAGACGGGAATGAACACCTATGATGTATTGACTAAGAATAGTGATTTTGAGGTTATAGGAGGCAAGATTTGGTTCTATTCACCAGGAGTTTATGTGATTAAATACCAATGTGGATTTAGTGCTATTCCAGAGGATTTGGCTACTGACATTCTCACTTTGACCGCTTGGTCTTATGAGAATAGGGGTAAGAAGTTCCAAGGAGATGCGAAGGCAGGTATGTTAAAGGAATTCCCGAATTGGGACGGATTGAACTATCATCAGTATAAAAAAGTTGTGATATAGATGGCAAAAGCACTATCCATAAATATTCAAGGATTAAGACAGACAATTTTTGCTTTGGAACAAAAAGCAGATGCTCGTTTTAATGAAATTGATATGGAGTTAAATGCTGGGGTTGAGCAAATGGCAACTGTTGCAAAAGGTATATTTTCAGCTGATAATCCAGAGATAAGGGCATCAATTAGGGCAACAAAGGTTAGGCCATTTATGTATAAACTTTCTGCTGGATATGGTGATGACCCAATGGCTGCCTATATTGAGTTCGGAACTGGTAAATACTTTCCACAATATCCTGGGAATGAAGCAGAATGGCAGGCATTGGCAAGAGAATATTATGTGAACGGAAGGGGATGGATGAGGCCAGCACCTTATTTTTACCCAAGTGTAACAAGTGGTTTAGTATCTTTACAGAGCAACATTAAGCAAGTATTAAAACGGAATGAAAGATTGTAGCAATAATATAAGAACTCAATACTTGTCAATACTAAATGGCAATATTTCCTATAATGGTAGGAATGTTCCCGTTTATGGAAATGATACATTTGAAACAATGCCTGAGAATTATGTCATAATTGGTGATATAACAGAAACGGCAGACAACAATAACCAATTGTTCGTTTCGGGTGCTGATGTGGTAATTGATATATTCAGCGAGCAGTATATGACAAGAAATAATAGTATTATTGATGATATTGCTGACCAAATCTTAACTTTGTTAATACCTACTACTGGTGTTCAAGATATTGGGGATAATGAATTTCAGATATATGCCACATCAAGAACATCATCAAGATACTTAACTATGCAAGAAGGAAATAACTTTATAAATAGAAAAATACTTATTATCAACAATTCAATAATTCAAAAATAGAATAAAATGGGACAGATTTTAGGATCATTGCAGAATGTAGAGATTGATGTAGCTGGTGGCTCATCATTTAAGAATCTCGTTTGTCTGCGTACATCTTCAGTTAATACAACTGTTGATTCCACCACCGAGCAAACAAATTGTGGGCCTTTGACATCAGTTGCCGATGCAACAATGGGTGTTGATTTTGATGCAGTTTGTGAAGTTTCTCCAAGTGTATCACAAATCTCTTACGAGGATTTGCTTGCTGCTATGGTTGGCAAAACACTTGTTAATGTAAGGGTACAGAACCCAGTTGTTAGTGGTTCAAGTATTGGTGCTGCTTACTACCACCAATTCCTTGGCTATGTAACTTCATTGACTCTTAATCAATCTACTACTGAATTTATCAATTTCTCTGGTACTGTAACTTCTACCGGACTTGTTGATGTTACACCTTAATTATGAATTATACTACTATAACTATTAACGATACTAAACTTGGACTAAAATTTGGAATGGCATCTTTCAGATACCTTTCAGATAAATTCGTAGAAGGTAAAGCCTATTCAAATAATGAGCTAAACGAGATTGGGATTGCTCATATTTTGTATAGTGGTTATTACAACAACTGTTTGATAAAGGATGTAGTTCCTGAGTATAGCTTTGAAAGCTTTGTGGACTTCATAGAGGCTAATTTAAGCAACGAACAAGTATTGGATGATATAAAGTCAGTCATACAAGTTTGGAGCCAAAATGAGTTCTTAAAGCAGAAAGAGGAAGAGAAGAAACCAGAAGCAAAAAAAAAGACTACTCGTGGGAAGAAATAGAAGCGTTTGCGTTTGGTGATTTGTGTTTACTACCAAATGATTTCTATTCAATTAGTCCAAGAGAGTTTTCTTTGATGATAAGGGGAAGCGAAAGCAGAAAAGTTGATACATATAAGCAAACAAGACTTTTGATGTTTACAATGGTGCGGTTAATGGGTGATCCTAAGACCGCACCTAAAACACCAGAGGCTTTATGGGAATTGCCAGGAGATGAGCATAGTGACAATGTGATGAATGAGGATGAGATGAGAGAAATCTTTAAACGCTTAGGAAAATGAGTTTAGATATACAAGTAGGTGCAAATGTATCAGAGGCTTCGCAAAAGCTTACTAAATTCTATGCTGATTTAAAAAAATCCATAAATGAGGTAAATACTACTGTACAAAAAAGTTCTGATACTTTTCAAAAAAGTACAGAAAAAATGACTGAATCAGTTAAGTCATTTGGCAAAGCATCTCAAAACTCATTAACAGCATTATCTCTCACACTCCAAGATTTACCATTTGGTTTTATAGGTATTCAGAATAACCTCCCAGGCATAATACAAGGCTTTGGTCAGATGAGTGCAGAAGCAAAGACTGGTGCTTCTGTAATGTCGCAATTAAAAGGTGCATTGATTGGCCCTGCTGGTATTTTCCTTGCATTTAGTGCTGTAACTGCTGCTGTAACTGCTCTTACAATGAAGTATGGTTCATTGGGTGCTGCTATTGATGCTTTATTTACAAAGCAGACAAAATTTAATGAGGTAATTGTTAGGGCAGGTGAATCGCTAAAGGAATACAATAAATCATTAATAACAAACAATGAATTAATTGGACAAGCCGGAGCATCACAAGCGGGTCAAGCATTGTCTGCTCGTGCATTATTAGCAACTGTTTTAGATTTAACAAAAACAGAAGCAGAAAGAAAAAAAGCACTTGATGGATTAAAAAAGCTTGATGAAGAAAGATTTAAGAATTTTGATATTGAGAAAGGTAAATTAGATGGATTAAAACAAGCAGTAGAAGGATATACAAGGGCATTGATTGCACAATCAGTTGCAAGTAAATTTGTTGATCAGGTTTCTAATACATCAGTAGAATTAGAAAAACAAAGAAATGCTTTAGGTGAATTATTTAAGCAATTGAATGATTTACAAAAAAAATATCCTAATTTATCTGCTGAAGCAAAAAAATATAGTGATGAACTGATTTCATCACAAGGTAGGTTGGGTGCAGGCTTGGTTCAACCAGGTAAAGGTGTTTTAGATTATATTGCTACTTTTAAAAAAATAGGTGAACAAGAAGGAGTTATTCAAGGTCTCGTAAAACAATTAGAAGATTTAAATAAGGCAACCATAACTGCCGTACAATCTGCTTCTAAATTAGCATCTCCTCCAAAACCAGTAAAAGGGAAAGTAGAAGGACTTGGTAAAATTGTTTACGGAGAATCTGGTGAAGCAGTTGATGCTCCTATGACATTAGATTACATAAATAAACTAATACTTGTAAACTTAAAAAAGGCATGGGGTAAAAATGGAATATTTAATACTGTATTAAACAGATTACTTGAAGAAAGAAAAAATTTACTAAACAAAAAACTTCAAGAAGAAGCAGCCATACTTGCACCTAAAAAAGTAGGTAAAATAGCAGGGGCACCACTAAGTGCAGAACTTGAAGCACAAATTGGAGCATATCAAGTATATTTAGCAAAACTTCAAGAAATTCAACTACTACTTACCAGTACATTTTTGCAGCCATTGGAAAATGCATTTATGAATTTCTTTGAAACTGGTAAGTTTGGATTTAAAGCATTTGCTGATGCTGTATTGAAACAAATACAACAATTAGTTGCAAAAATTATAGCAACGGGAATTATATCATTAATTGCAAATTTAGCATCAGGTGGATTTGCTGGTGTTGGAGGTGCTGCTAAAGGTTTTGGTGCAGTTGGTCAAAGTATATTATCAGCTATTGGTTTAGGTCTTAAAAAAACTTCAAACCCATCATTCGGTGGTGTAGGCCCAGGAGCAATGGGAATGAGTGGACAAGTAAATGTAGTCCTAAGAGGGTCAGACCTCGTTGGGGCATTGAATAGAACAAACGCTACAATCAATAGAGTTGGCTAAAGCAGAAAAATATCGTTATAGTTTTAAATCTCACGAGGGTCAAACCTGCGTGGTTAGATTTAATTTTGAAGGATTTACCGGAGCATCAACAACTCTGATTGGTTCTGCAAGGCCTTTTGTGCTAAAGGAGTTTAATACTGATGATGATATATTTAAACCATTAAGACCACAGTTGGCTGAAATGAGTTTTATCGCATCAGTAAGCGGTGTATCTATTGATGATTTCTTGATGGACAATGATGATGATATTATTGTCTATTTTGATTTTGGAACTTGGACTAACTATTGGAGTGGATATATGCTTCAAGATGATTTTCAAGAAAGTTGGATTGATACAAGTCATATTATAACTATAAGGGCAACTGAAGGTATTGGTCAGTTAAAAGATATTGAATTAACTGAAGCAGGAGATGAGTTAAATGGTAGGTACACACCTCTTGAAATTATTCAGTTTGCAATGGCTCAGTCAGTACAAAACTTTACTGATTATAAAATTTTCAGCAATTTGTTTCATTCATCAATGACTGATACATCTACAAATACTGGTATTGATCAATGCTATGTTGATGCAAAGACATTTATGATTAATCCATCTGAGTATGATAATTCTTATGATGCTTTAGAGAAAGTAAATAAGTCTTGGAATCAGACTTTGTTTATGTACAAAGGAAAATGGATTATTTTTAGACAAGAGGAATTATATATACCATATAGTCAAAACATAAGAGGCTTTAGAATTAACTCATCAACAAGAACTAACGCATCACAAAGATTTGATGTTTTGGTAGGTGTTGATGAAACAGTAAAGCCAATAAGTCCAGAAATGCTTCGTTTTATACAAAGAAGAACAAAATCAGATACTATTCAATTCAATTTTGATCAGTTTAATGAAGTAATTTGTAATGGTTCTTTTTCAAGGGGTGATTTGGTTACTTCTACATCTACATTAAAAACATATCAGCTTGACCAATGGAGTTGGTATGAAGGTGCAATAAATTCATCTACCGTACCCACAACTGGTAGTTTTGGTAGAAAAGAAGAATATGTAACTGGTGGTAAACTTGAAGATCAATATGCTTTTGTAACACAAGATTCATCAACAACAAGATTTTTAAAATCATGTGGTATTGAAGTGTTACAAAATGAAAAAATTGATATTTCTATTGAAACAAGATATAAAACAACATTTAGTGGTGTTGGGAATATTGATACTTTAGTTGTAATGTTATATGGTGTTACAAATAACTATACATTAAACGAAGATGGTAAATGGTATCAAAGTAATTCAAGTTGGAGTATAAACTTAAAGACAATACCTATATACTATAATGGGACTCCTGGGTTATTGCCTGAACAATACAATACCGTACAAGTAACTTCAGAAGAATTGCCAGAAGAAGGTATTATTTATATATTATTATACAATCCAAACGTTCCTTTTATATCAAGCCAAGAAAGATATTTTAAATCCTTGAACGTACAATTGTTTACAACATTTAATGGGATAGGAGTTGAAACAATCAACGCAGTCCAATCAATATTTACCAAAACTGACACATTAAAGCCTAAGTTCTTTGATGAGATTTATTTTGATGATGGATTGAGCAAACTTTATAAAGGTAGTTTGTATGAGGATGATCAGCAAACATTGACAACTGCTGATTGGCATAGATATAGATACGCAACTGAAACTAATGGCTTTAGGAAGCAAAACGATATAGCACATTGGGAGCATAATCGTTATAATAGAAATAAAATTGATGTTAACTTCTACGGTCTTACATGGAGTAGCGGAACAGAGCCAATAGGTTTAATTAATACAATCAAGTTTGTAGATGATGACCCAAGTAAGATTTATGCGATAGCCAATCTTAAAGAGATTGATTTTTCAAATTCTGTTTGGTCAGCTACATTGGTTGAGGTTTATGATGAAACAAAAGATTTGACTGGAACAGTAAGCTATACATTAACTGCAAATGCCGAACCAGGGGTACATAACGGAGTAACATATTTACCTTTAGAAATTACTTCTGCGGCACAATTTAGTATATCAAATGCTTATCAATTGGTTTATAATGGTTCTTCGCAAATTACAGTTAATATTGCCTGCACAATTGAAGGAGATATGAATGATGTTGTTACAACTCCTTATGATGCTTATATTTACTTGAAAAAGAACGGATCAACCTTAGATAGTGCTTTTGTTAATGTTACTACCGAGCCAACTGCATTTAATTTTGATTTAAGTACAAATTCAGTAGTTTTAAACCCTGGAGATATTCTATCATTACAATTAAGTAATAGAATAGTTGAGATTGATGTAATAGATAGCAATATTAGTTTTACTTATAGTGTTACTGGTGGTATTACTTATGACCCTTATCAAGATAAATTTATATATAAATAATGGCAGACGTATTAAAAGCAGAAGGATTAGTTTTGACGGCTACATATAGCAATGGAGATGTGTTCCCTTTTGCTTGTGCCAAAAACTCATCAATAAATGTAAGCAGGGACTTTATAGAACTTGCCCCTAAGACAAGTGGATATTTTAGGGAATATATAATTGGAAGGACTGGTTTTACCATTAGCGGAAGTGGATTGATAAAACTTGCCCAAAGCTATATGCAACCATACTATTTCTTTGACCAATTTGTACTTAACATTGATACAAAATTTAAGGCTTATCTTGACTTTATTGACAATCAGAATAACTACAAAGTATATAAATTTGATGCAATAATGCAAGATTTAACCCTTGATTCTACAATAGGGGCAACGCCTACTTATGATTATACACTTCAAGGAACAGGCTCGATTGAACTTATTAACGTGGTTGACCAATATACTGTGGCAAGTGGGGTAATAACGGGTAGAAATCCTGCAAACTTTAAACTAACTGCGGTAGGGTATAGGGGGCAATGGTACTTCAATTATACTGTGACTGAGCCAACACCTGGAACATTTGTTATATCACTTGGTGCAGGGTTAAATGGCGTTGTTGTAACGGCATCATATTTAGCATTATAATCATAAATAATCTTAAATTTACATTATGATAGGAGAACATAATTTAAGGGCAATTAAGAGGGGTGATACATGGGTATTGCCACTATCATTTTGGGAAGATGAGTGTCAAGAGGTGGCTATTAATGTAAGTACATATACTTTTAAGCTTATGGCAAAGAATAGTTCTGGAACTACAATATTTACTTGGGATAATGCTATTTTTGTTCAAGGTGCTACGAATGAACGTATAGTTACTTTGAGTGCCGTTACTACTGCTACTTATACTCTTGGTGAGTTCAATTACGAACTCCAAGTTACTACTCCATCAGGTGTTTATACCTGGATGCAAGGCTTTGTCCAAGTTGTTGACCAAATAACAAGTTAAAGATGGTAATCAAGATTAATTATACAAGTAGTGATATATATGTTAGCACTAACGTATCTCCCGTATATGTAGTAGTCAATTATAGTGGTGTCAACAATGGTAGTGGTGTTGCATGGGGTGCTATTACAGGCACACTTAGCAATCAGACTGATCTGCAAACAGCTCTTGATGCAAAGTTTGATGATCCAACGGGAACAACCTCACAATATTTAAGAGGTGATGGCTCTCTTGCTACTTTTCCATCTTTAACGGGTTTCGTACCTTATACCGGGGCCACAACAAATGTGAACCTGGGCGAGTTTGCATTAACAGCAGGACAACTAACTCTTGATACCTCCCCAACTGGAACGGCTGCGGTCGCAACAACACGTTGGAACGATACAACGGGGGTAAGTGAAACCACGTTGAAAGGTGGTAGTGTAGTATTGAAAAATGGCGTTGACTTGGTTGCAAGGGTAGTGAATAAAGTCACACCAAATGCCACACTAACAAAGGCAGCATATCAAGCCGTAAGGGTAAGCGGTGCGCAAGGTCAACGATTAGCGGTTGCCTATGCCCAAGCGAACAATGATGCGAATAGTGCGGACACAATCGGACTTGTTTGCGAAACAATCGCAACGAATCAAGAGGGGTTCATCATGGCGGTTGGGCAACTTGAAGGCATCAACACAACGGGTAGTCTACAAGGCGAAACGTGGGTGGATGGTGATGTACTTTATTTGAGTCCGTTTACGGCAGGTGCAGTTACAAAGGTAAAACCAACGGGGGCAGGTCATATTGTAGTCATTGGTTACGTTGAGTATGCTCACGTTAACAATGGGAAGATTTATGTGAAGGTAATGAACGGGTGGGAACTTGATGAACTCCATGACGTTTCTATCGTTAGTCCTGCCAACAACGAGGCTTTAATTTACGAATCATCTACCTCACTATGGAAAAATAAAACAATCGCAACGGCATTAGGTTACACACCTATAAGCGGTAGCGGTGCAACGGGTCAAGTTGCATATTGGAATGGTACTAATAGTCAGACTGGTTCAAATAATCTGTTTTGGGATGCAGCCAATGTTAGATTGGGGATTGGGACTAATGCACCAGACTTTACTATAAAATCTCAAAAGTCTGTTCCTGCTGGGTATGATGGAATTGTTCACAAAAACACATCGTCAACGGGAATAGCAGCAATAGGCGTTCAGGGTTCTGCTGCATCAAATAATGATTTGTCTATTTTCGTATGTTCTCCTTCTCAAACCATAAGGTCAACATTTGGACTTACTGGCAATTATTCCGAGTTAGTAGCAAATACTGCAAATGGGTTTGCTATGGGAACTTACACAGCAACACCATTTATAATTGGAACAAATAATACTGCAAGATTAACAATTTTTGGTTCAACGGGTAATGTAGTAATTCAAAACGGAGGCACATTCACCGATGGCGGTCAACGCCTCCAAGTGCAGGGTAATGTTTATGTAAATGGAACTTATGTCGGCACAAACACAGTAGAAACAACTGGTACTTTTTATTCAAGGGGTTCTGGTAGTGGATTTCGTTTTTCTGATGGTGCATCAGGTATTATTGATACAGGTTCATCTATTCAATTTAGAAATTATATTGTTGCACCTTATCAATTTACATATCAATACGGAGAAAGAACTTCAGGGATAAGAAATATAATAGAAATACCAGTAAACGTAAATCCGACAAGCGGTACTGCTATTTACAATATGCTTGTTTCTAATCCAACCATCAACCAAACTGGCGGTGCAAACGGCATCACACGTGGATTGTACGTTGCTCCTACATTAACCGCTGCTGCTGATTGGCGTTCAATAGAATGGTCAAACAATAGCGGTTGGGGATTGTATGGGGCAGGGACGGCGAATAATTATCTTGCAGGGAAATTATTGATTGGAACAACCACAGTCAGCACCTTTGCTCTTGATGTCAACGGCACTGCGAGGGTGAGTGGGGAGGTTACGGGCAATAGCTTTGTTCCTACATCAAGCACTATCCCTACCAATGGTATGTACTTACCATCAGCAAATACATTGGGGTTTGCAAGTGGTACGAGTGCAAGAATGGTTATTACATCAACTGGTGCAGTTGGAATTGGAACTACATCTCCGACTGGATTATTTGAAGTAAAAGGAGATGGAGCATCTTATTTTACAAGAGGTACAAAAAGCATATTATTAAACCCTAACGTAGTAGGTGCTGACACCGAATCTTTTATTACTACTTCAACTGGTATGGCTTTTGCATTTGGTACGGCTGCTACTGAACGTATGCGTATCACCCCCAGTGGCAATCTACTGGTGGGGACTACGACTGACAACGGAAGCCGTTTGCAGGTAACCGGTGCTGCCACATTCAGCAGTAGTGTGACGGCGACATCTCTTCTTTCAATTAACAGATTGCCTGCTGGAGCACAACCTAAATTATCCTTTACGGATTCATCATCAGAGATTGGGTATTTACAAGCAAATTCTGCTACCGGAATATTAAGGTATGATATTGGTCCGAGCGCAGGATGGGGAG